GGCGAGATGACGATGGACGACAAGCTGGCGCTGCTGCGCGAGATCCAGGGCATGCAGCTGCCGGGGACGGAGGGGACACATGACAGCGACGGTACTGTTTGAGCGGCTGCGCAAGCTCAAGCCGGTCCCGGCGGAGATCGACGACACGATCCTGCTGGACTGGCTCAATCAGCTTGAGGGACAGATCCTCCACGAGATCTTTTTGCTGGCCTTAAGCGAGATCACGCCGTATTCGGCGACGCCGACCGAGGCGCTGGCCGCGCCGTATCCATACGACGGGATCTATCTGCTGTGGATGGAGGCGCAGGTCGACTTTGCAAACGGCGAGTACGAGCGCTACACCAACACGATGCAGCGGTACAACGTCGCCTGGAACGATCTGGCGCGGCACATTGCCAAGTGCATCCGGCCGGTCTACGGCAGGGCCGTGGAGCAGGGCTATTACCTGAGCGCCTACGGGATCGCCAAGGCGCACGGCTACACCGGCACGGAGACGGAGTGGCTGGCCAGCCTCAAGGGCGCAGCGGGCGCTCCGGGCAAGGACGGCAAGCCATTTAACTGGCGCGGGGCGTGGGATGCAGCCGCGACTTATGCGCATCTCGATGCCGTGGAGCACAACGGCAGCTGCTACGTCTGGGCGGCCGAGGAGGCCAGCACGGCCGGAGACGAGCCGGGCGTGGACGAGCTGTGGGAGCTGTGCGCGGCAAAGGGAGCCAAGGGAGATACCGGTGCGTCAGGTGCGGCGGGACCGCAGGGTCCGCAGGGCGAAAAGGGAGATACCGGGCCGCAGGGACCGCAGGGGCCGCAGGGCGAAAAGGGCGATAAGGGAGATACCGGGCCGCAGGGCCCGCAGGGGCCGCAAGGACCGGCCGGAAGCAGCGCAGAGCTGCCGGAGGTGCTGGGCAACCTCGGGACGGAGATGGCCGACGCAGCCAAGGGAGCGATCCCGATCGCAGACGGCGCGAACGGCTGGACGACGGAAAAGCTCATCAAGGCCTACACCGGAGACAAGGATCTGATCGGGTACATCCCGGATACGACATGGGTGGTGGCGTATATGGCAGCGCAAAAGGCACTGCTCAAGCTGCTACCCGATAGCGCGGCAGCAGACGCCGGGAAACTGCTGCAGGTCGGCGCGGACGGAAAAGCAAAGTGGGGCGACAAGCTGCCGACGGCGCTGAAAAACCCGGCTGCGCTGACGTTTGCAGGCGCGGTAACCGGAACGTATGACGGCTCAGAAGCGCTGACGATCACGATCCCCGAGGGCGGCTCCGGCGGGAGTACCGGCGGTGGGCTGCGGAAGATGAGCGCCGTATCCAGCTATATCGGCATCCCAGTGGCCGAGCTGCCGCAGGACGGCACGATCTGGATGTGCATCTCCAAAGGAGACGGCGCAGAGCTATACTCCGGTACCGTCACCATCGAGGGCGGAAGCCTCACGGCCAACAACCTGATCGCCGTGAGCGGCGGAACTACCGCACAGCTCAATCAGGCAACGACTATCGGCGCTGGCTTTGTCATATACGGGATGTCTGCGACGGATTACGTCGGCGTGTGGCAGCAGGTTGGGGCAGGTAGCGCAGCCATCAACTGGCGCGGAGAATGGGCGGAGGCTACGAAGTACAGCAAGCTGGATGCGGTATCCTACGAGGGGAGCAGTTATATCTTTGCCTCCGATACCCCCACCATAGGGGCTATCCCCGGCGTTGATGGGGAATGGCAGATGATGGCGCAGAAGGGAGCCTCCGGCACGGACCTCTCCCTCGGCGTGATCGGCGCGACGGTCGGGCAGATCGCCAAAATCACGGCGGTCGACGCGAGTGGGAAACCGACCGCGTGGGAGCCGGTGGATATGCCGAGCGGGGGCGGCGAGACGTGGGAAGAAATCCGAACGCTGGAGATATCTGAGGATATCGTTAAAACTACGATAAGCACAGATAATGATGGAGCGCCATTCTCACTAAAAAAAATATATATTGAGATAAAAGTAGTACCTCCAACAAATACCGATATCACTTACAATGCAACAGTATGTTGCGCATTTAATGGAAATGATCCATGGGGATCCCGAAGGGTTAATTTGGGGGATTCCCCAAAAACGGGGGAATCACATGCGATATTGATGATATCAGGATTTGATTCCTATGCAGGAAAAATTATTCCAGTTTTAGTCAAAGCACCCGATGGGCAATCGACTGCAAACATTCTGACGAACGGAAAAGGGGTATATGATTCACGTGGCGCATTTTCCGTCGGCGCATTAAGTGACACAAACGTTCCTGCACTTTCGCCATGTTGCTCAATCGAAATTGGCAGCTATAGGTTGAGTCTATTTGCAGGCACAACAATTAAAATATACGGGGTGAGAGCATGAAAATCTACGAAAACGGCGTAATCCGCGAAATGACCGCCGAAGAAATCGCGGAAGTGGAAGAAGCGGCGGCACGCGCCGAAGCAGAGGAAAAGCACCGCCCGTACACAATCGGCGAGGTGAGTGAAATGCTCATCCGCCAGCAAATCAACACGCTTACAGTGGAAGATGCAGTGGCCATCCGCATGAAAGATTTCTATCCCGCATGGGAATCGGGGAAAGCCTATACGACAGCGAATGGTTGCCCGGTGGGCCATAAAGTAACCCGCAACGGCCGTCTTTGGAAGCTCCGACAGGAGCACACCTCCCAAGATAACTGGGCGCCCGGCGAGACCGGAACGGAAAGCCTCTGGGAAGAAATCTGCGAAACCCACGACGGTACGAAGTACGACCCAATCCCCTACAACGGCAACATGGCACTGGAAAACGGCAAGTATTACACGCAGGGCGGCGTGCTGTACCGGTGCACGCGCGATACGGGAAATCCCGTATACCACGCGCTGAGCGAGCTGGTGGGGATTTATGTGGAGGTAGCAGCATGATCTATTTTGAACCGGGAATGTGGATCGAGGAGGGGATGCGGTACACCGACGGGATACGGCGGTATATCGCGATCCGGTCCGGGCAGGCGGAGAGCCTGACGGACGAGTACTATTTTGAGGCGCTTTAGCGCAGAAAGGGAAACAAATGAAGGAACTTAAAAGAGACCTGCTCAGGGCAAAATTCACACGCGTAATGGTAGAAGAAGACTACAAGTACAACGCGCCGCACAACTTCGAGGTGCGCCGCGTCGAGGATGATGCGCTCGTCCGCAAAATCCATTTCCAGGAGGGGCCTGTGCATGAGTGCGGCTCCAACGGCGTGGCGAACGAGGACCTGATCAACATGGTCGTGGAGCGGCTCGAATGTTTCCAGCGCAGCCCGTATGCGTGCCGCGAAAACCAGATCGCCATTACGAAACTGGAAGAGGCGCTCCTCTGGCTGCGCAAGCGAACGGAGGGCCGCGTGCAGCGCGGCATCGAGGGGACGAGTAAGCTCTAAGGAGGGATAACATGCAGCAGTATCAGTGCCTGCTGGTGGCAAACGAGTGCTACCAGCGCGGGAGGATGATGACGCCGACCAAGATCGTGGTGCACAGCACGGCGGCCAACAACACGAGCATCAGCCGGTACGTGCAGCCAGCGCCGGGGCAGACAGCGGGCCTTGCGCAGTATCAGCCGCAGGAGCGCAAGCTGACGGCAGCCGAAACGAAAGCCGTCCTCGGCGAAAACCGGTACGGCAACGACTGGAACCGGGAAGGCCTGTACGTCTGCGTGCACGCCTTTCTCGGCAAGCTGGCCGACGGCAGCCTCGCGGTATGTCAGACGCTTCCGTGGAAGATGCGGTGCTGGGGCGTCGGCTCCGGGCGCAAGGGCAGTTACAACGACTGCGCGATCCAGTTCGAGATCTGCGAGGACGATCACCGCGACGCGGCCTACTGCCGTGACACGTTTGAGCTTGCGGCCGAGCTGTGCGCGCACCTGATGCGGGCCTATCCAACGATCACGGAGATCGTCAGCCACAACGAGGCCGGGCAGCGGGGCTACGGCTCCGATCACAACGACCCGGATAACTGGTGGCCGCGGCACGGCTACACGATGGGGATGCTGCGGCGGCGCGTGGCGGAGCTGCTGGCGGGCAAGCCGCAGCCCGCGCCGGAGCCGAGCGCAAAGGAAATTTACCGCATCCGCAAGAGCTGGGGCGACGCAGCCAGCCAGATCGGGGCGTACAGCGATCTCAGCAACGCGATCGCGGCCTGCCCGACGGGATACAGCGTGTACGGCCCCGGCGGCAAGGCGGTGTATTCCGGCGGAACGACGGTCGTGCCGGACAACAAGGTGCAGCCGCCGAAGCAGTACACGGCTGGATACCGGCGCGGCTACGCCGTCCGGGCAAACGGCGGGCTCAACCTGCGCAAGGGACCGGGCACGCAGTATGCCAGCCTCCGCGTGATGCCGGACGGCAGCAAGTGCAGCTGCTACGGATACCACACGGGCGAGTGGCTGTACGTCTTAGACGCAGCGGGCGCGACCGGGTACGCTAAGCTCGAGTATCTGGAGAGGCGGTGAGGCGGTGACGCAGGAGGATATCGCAGTCAAGCTCAAGGAGACGGAGGACCGCAGCCGGAGCAATGAGCGCCGCATCGAGGGCCTCGAGCGGGACCAGCGGGCATTAAACCAGCTGGCCACGAGCGTGGCCGTGATGGCACAGGAGCAGCAGACGATCCGGAGGGACGTGGCCAAGAGCGGAGAGGACATCAAGGCGGTGCGCAAGAGCATCGAGATGCTGCAGGCAGCGCCCGGAAAGCGCTGGGAAAAGGTCGTGGAAAAGATCATCCTCGTGGCAGTCGGCGCGGTCGTCGCGTGGCTGCTGGCAAGGATGGGCATCAAATGAGGAGGGGAAAAACATGAGGAACTGGAAAAAGTGGCTCAAGGCCGCCGCGATCCGCGCCGTAAAGACGGTGGCGCAGACGGCCGTGGCGACGATCGGCACGAGCGCCGTGCTCGGCG